ATCGCAGAGCTTGAGGCTTGTTTGGATAAATTTGGGAAAATATTAGCTGCTAATAAGGGCAGCGCGGCATTAGCCTCAAATATTGGTCTAGGTACAGGTGGAGACTCTGGTGGTGATGGTGGAGGCTCTGGTGGAGGCAATGGTGGAGGCAATGGGGGTGGCTCTGGTGGTGATGGTGGTGGCTCTGGTGGAGGCAATGGTGGTGGCTCTGGTGGTGGCTCTGGTGGTGGTAATGCTCCTGGAACGTGTTATGGGGCTGGAGGCGACTCTCAAGGAGAATGTGAAGCTAATGGGGGGACTTGGGTAGAGGACGGTATTGTGGAGCCTCCTGGGGGACAAGGCTCGTTTGGTCCTAATTCGCCCAACCCTGTGGCCCAATTTGCGCTAAACAAGCAAAAGATGACGGACGCTATAAGATTTGCCGCTAAAGCAAACGCAAAGATTGAACAAATCGGAAACATCCTCCAAAAAAGGAATAATGATCCAAGTCTGGAGCCTGTTATCAAGATCGGCGCGGGGGGAATTCCAGAAGGTTTGCTTGCTAGAACAGGAGTAAAGAGAGCCACAACTGATAACTGGAATAGAATTCTGAGTGGTAGGGTTGCGTTGGGAGAAGATGGAACTTTTGTTGAGACAGCAAGTGAGATTTTCCGACTTCCTTATGGACCTCCCAAAGCAAAGACTGGTCAATTTGTGTTGAGTATTGATGGGCTTTATTACGACTCCCAGCGAGGAGGTGTTCCCGATGTTCCTTATACATTTGTAGCCCAAGGATTTAAATATTTACACAATTACGCTCCTAATATTGGTGGTAAAGGTAGGGCTATAGGGAAGAGAGAGTTAGACATCTTTATGGATACTTTGTTTGACCTTAACAATATTAAAGAGGGGCCTGTATTACGAAAATATTATGACGCAGACGATTTCTTACAGCAGTTAGTTGGTGAGAGGAATAAGCACATTAATGACCTAAACAGACAGCTAAATAAGGCACAGCTTGATTCTTCAGGAGCGTCCATTATATACAACATCAAGCAATCCATCATGTCTAACACGGCAAAACATGATTTAAAGATAGATAAGAGAAAAAAACAAATTGAAGTTGCTGTTGTAACTCCTGGATCTTTCGGCTCTGACGCGAGTGTACCCCCCATAGGAACTAATATTCCAATTAACGATTTTACGTTCTTAAAGAATTATAATGTGCGAGTTGCACTAGACAAACAGAAAAACTTAATATTTGATCAGGCTGAAGTAAAAAATGTTGTACTCCCAATTAAGCCTATATTTGTTGCCGCTGAGGGGACAGAAACGGGACTTATTGCGGATCACTTAATGGTTCCCACTATTGGAGCGGGAGGCATTGTGTTTGATTCATCGAGTGATGGCTCTCAAGATATTACTCTTCTTAACTTAGTTGATCAAGTAGATATGAATAGGGTAATTAGTATTTACAACTTTTTAGAAGCCAATACCGAAAGACCATCATTACAGCCTTATGGAGATTCTGCAAAGTGGGGAGTTCTTAATAGCGCAGCATCGGGGATACAAATCACAAATTACCCAGATGTCGAGCCCCCTGCGGTACACCCTAACCCCATTATCTCTAATAACTCTAAACTATTATCACTGAATGCCTCAGCCCCGTTTGTTTCTGGCCTGTCAATACCAAAACTTACAGGACTTGTGCGTTACTCTAGTACAGGCCAAAATCCACGAATGGGGAGTGCTGTTAGACTCCCAGACTCGGTTCAATTTAGAGATCTAATGTATAAAGGCGCAGGGACTACCATTGAAGCGTGGGTGCATATGCCTGGGATAGAAGCATCAAGTACAAACTACGCGGAGCCAGACGGTGAATGGGGACCCTACACATATAATAGGATATTGTTAGGTTGTGAAAATAGTGGAGGTTTAGATTACGAAATATCAGGAGTTCATGAAGACGAACCTAGAAATACTTTTGGAGACGAGAATGTTAGGGGTTTCGTTATGGGATTCAGTAGAGATCGCCAAGTGGTGCATGATTTAAAAGCTAGTAACACTAATGAGGAGAACTCATCTCATAAAATGTCATTCTTTGCAGCACCCACCATATCATACAACTCTTCTGGTATTGGATTTATTGCTACCGAAACTGGTTGGTGCGAAGAAACAGCAGAAATGTATAAGTTTAAAGTAGATACTGATGTATCAGCAAGTAATGGAAAATGCTTTAATGATGTCTCTTCTCAATTTGTGCATATTGCACTCACTGTTGAGCCCTCTTCAAATACAATGACCTATTATGTGGACGGATATCCACTAATTTCCTCTGGTATACAGACATCCTTTGGAACACAAAAATCGCATAGTTTCCTAGCTACACCTACCCCATACAAGACTTCACGTTTTTCTGATGATGGGTATGAAAATAAACACGATGCTTCTTTTTTCTATTCTTACTTGAGTACAAGCGGACTGCAAGACTTTTCTGTAGGTCCGCAACTCGATACGATTTATACACCTTGGATTTTAGGTGGTGGCTACACAGACGGATATCTTAAGTGGCTAGGTGAAGCCTCTGCCCAAACTCAGCTTCCCGATCTTCCAGGGGCAGGAGGGTTCATGAATAAGTATCACGGAAAGACAAGTGGGTTAAACGGGTTCGTTGGTAGCGTTAAATTCTATGCTAAAGCCCTATCTAATAAAGAGGTGTTGAGAAATTTCAATGCTCAAAGGAATTACTTTAAAAATATCGAGGTATAATGGTACAAACATCTACTGATTTATTTGGAATAAAGCCAGACAGTCAGACTACGCTCCAACTTACAGCCAGAGCAAAGACGAATTATGGTCTAGGATTCCCTATAGGTTCCCAGAGCGGGGGCAACCACTACGATAAGGTAACGGGTCTAAAATTATTACGGAATAATATTGAGCAGCTTATATTAACTGAAAAGGGCGAACGTATTATGATTCCTCAATTTGGAATGAGTATAAGGAGATTTCTCTTCCAACCAATTACGGAAGAACTTTTTGTAGAGATAAAGTACGAAATCTTAAATGCCATTAGTGCATTCGTACCTGACGTTCGGGTAACTAAGCTTAAAGTAACCTCCGCAGAGGAACTAAACGTGGAAGGTGGCATGGGACTAAATATAGACTTATCTCTAGTAGCAACAAAAATTAACAACACAATCTTTACAGTAGGGGTAAAAGTACTATGAGTTTATCTAATTTTGATGGAACAGTAGCTTCCGATTTTATGAAGAGAGTATTTATTCCTGATGACAGGAAAGATACATTAATAAATTATTCAGCAAACGAATTTCTGCCTCTAAGAAACGCTATCGTAGAGTATATCAAAGCTGTTTATCCTTTAGATTATGAAAATTTCGCAGAGTCTGATTTAGCAATGATGCTAGTCGAAGTAATAGCCTACATGGGTGCTGTTTTATCTTTGAAGGCTGATCTATTAGCTAATGAAAGTTTTATAGGAACTGCTAGAAGTAGAAAGAATGTACAGAAATTACTAGAGCTAATTGGAGTTAGTTTACGAGGTCCCTTGGCTGCGGCTGCAAATGCTAGGTATACAATAAAAACCGCTTTAACTTCTGGGCAAAACAATATTAGTATTTCACCCGCTAAAAGAGTAGTTAGTGTAAAATCACCCCAAGACGGTGGTTTAGTTAGTTATACTCTTTATAAAGTTAGTTCGGGTCGAGTTCAGTTAGCCAATACAGACTCCTCTATCACATTAGATAAAGCAGAATCAAACTTAGAACTCGGACAGACTTGGGATAACCTTGCACTTTTGGAGGGGTCTTTAGTGGTAGATCGAGGTACTTTTACTAACTTTGATAGTGTTCAGTCAGTTACGTTAACACAAAGTCCCATAATTGAAGGTAGTGTAGACGTTTACATCAATGCTCCTGATGTGCCAAACGCTTCGGGTGCATACACGCAGGAGGAGAGCATCTACTATGCTTCTGGACCTACGGCTAAGATCTTCCAAGTAAATTTAGATGATTCCTATGGTGGGACTGTGGTTTTCGGAGATAATGTGGCTGGTATATCACCTCCTGTAAACTCTACTTATGAGATTACTTATCGTGTAGGAGGGGGAACAAGGGGTAATGTGCCTAATAGTTATATTAATGCACAAACAGACTGCTTTATTGATGGGTCTGTAGGAAATACCGAACAAGGCGCTTTAGAGAATACAAGTCTTGCAACAGGAGGCTCCGATGCGGAAACCATCGCGCATGCTAAGAAGTGGGCTCCCCTTTTCTTTAAGGCACAAGATAGATTAGTAACTCTTGAAGATTATGTAGCAAAAGCTTCGAAGTTTCTTTCAAGTTACGGGACCACTGGCAAGGTGACCGCTGCTGTAAGAAGAGCGTATAGTTCAGCAAATGTAATAGATGTTTATGTTTTAGAAAGGGCTAGTAATCTGCAACTACAACAAGCGACTACAGGGTTCAAGATGGAACTTCTTGAAAATCTAAACACGCGAAAGATGCTCACGGATGAGATTGTCGTAGTAGACGGTGTTGTTAGGACTTTAGACCTTGTAATGACAATTTCTGTTGATCATGAACTACTTCCTAGAGAAGAGGAGATTAAGGCAGGTACACGGGACGCTGTTCTTACTTACTTTAATGATACACGATTCGATTTTGGAGATCCTTTTATCATCAGTGATTTTACAAGAGTTGTATTTACTGAAGTCCCCAAAGTGCGATACGCAACAGTAGACAATATAAGCCAAGACATTCCCGTAGAGTTCAATGAAATAATTCAACTAAACAACCTTGTTATTAATGTTAAAGGAGTTTAATGGAAACCAAGTTTAAATCTTTTGATCCCTCTGAAAAAAGGTATTTCCAAAGAAATTATGGGGATGCTATTCGGAACATTGTACCCACTGTTTATGAACTAAAAGATTTTCAAGTTAGTGGCCTAGAGTTAGACCCTTTAGATCTTATTTTAGAGTGCCAGATTAACGCCGCGCAGAATATTAGCACTCTGATTGATGTTTCGGCAACACTAAACTACCCCCAAATTACTGACATATCAGGAATTTTTCCATTCTTTGTTAAGCAAAACAATCTAACAAATGTTACTCCATTCTCGTTTGAAAGAGATATTCTGGATCCTCTAGGAACTGAAATGGAGTCCTTTGACACCAGTACGCAATGGTATAATTACCTGCGAGATCATATTCTCCCCCTGCTAAAGCTTCAAAACGAAAAGTATAGTTTTGACCCAACAACCACTGTTTTCACCCCCGAGAATTCGAATAAAGCAGCCTCCTCTGCGTATGGAATTACAGAGGCTTCGGGGTTCCATGAATACTTTCTAGGAAGTTTGGGGTGGGCATATATACTCAATACATCTGCTCCTGCAAATGGGATATACGACCCCTCTTCCTATATTTTAGACAAGTTTGTTGATCTTTATTACGGTAAAGAATTTAATACATTAGAAGGTGTTTTAGGGTTACAAGAGTATACTTGGAAAAACAACGGTTCCCTACCAAGTTTCCAAAGAGCAAAGCTAATTCCTGATCAATTTGTTTCTGGAGTAAGCTCTAGTGTGTATACTAGTGGAGTACAGAATCTGGACCGATTAAAAACACTTCTTGGAGTCTTATATGCTTCGGGTGTTGCAGACGATACAGACTTCTTCGTTAGAGATGCGTTTGAGACTTATATGACGCTTAGTTCAGTTAATATTAAAGAGATTAATGCGGGACCTTTCAATAAACTACAAAGAGCTTTGGGGTATTTCTATCAAGATATAAACTCTCCTGTAGAAGATCTAGAGAATCTTTTGGATATTGAGAAATGTCCCGATGAGTACCTCCCTCAAATCGCTCATTATATTGGGTGGGAATTCGTTGGGAGTGATCCAAGTCGCTGGAGGGTACAGCTTAGAAATGCAGTTAGAATTTATAAAGCAAAAGGAACAGCGTGGGCTACACAACTTGCTTTAGATACTATATTTGGATCAAACTCTGGGATGAGCTTATCAGGAACACTCCATGAATTATATGAGTCCTATCTTCCTGATATTATTTATTATCTTTTATCAACGGAATGTCCCTTCTTTAATAAAGATGCTTATAAAGAAAACCCCTTTACCTTCTGGACCGAAGGTTTGGCCCTAAGTGCGGGGGTTACCTACCCATACATCAACTCTTATGGGTTTTACCATTGGGAAAATATAATTGTAGACTACAGCCATGAGGATGCTGAATCAAACATTAAAAAATGCGTTGATAAGATTATACGAAGTCTTTATAAAAAACACCCCGATCATTTCTGGTTAGGGGATGAGCCTTGGCCTAAACCCTTTGTTCACGGACAAGGACAGTTAGACTCAGGAGATGCGCCTAACCCATTTGTATTTAAGTATAGAGGCCCCTGGCAGGGTCCTATGCAAAGAAGTTACGAAGTTCCTCCTTTTGAAGATCGACGGTATTATGAAAAGGTAAGTATTAGCACTAGATTGTTAAACTCTCTAAAGGAAGAACTTCGTGTGTTTAACGTACCAGACTCAATCATACAGATAGCCAATGATTACATAGGTACTCATACAACTTCTGCCACCGATGATATTTCTATTGGGAACACCTGGAATTTCTTTACATCGGGATACCAAGAGCCTTTTAATTTAAGTTCGGTTTTAGACGATATATCTAATCGTAGAGCAAAGTTACTGCCTATTTGGAGTGCAAAAGCTTCCCACTTTGATCTCCATCTAAGTTCTGATAATTATGTTTTCTCTAAGAAAAAAGAGACAAAGGACACTACTTTAGGTATCCAACAAGCGGTACGGGCACTGTACAAAACTATCCCTGCACATGCAATACCTAGGGTAAAAATACTTTTAGAGGCTATAGAGAAATTAGATCAAGTTATCTATGCATGTCCTAAGCCAATGTACACTCCCTGGGACCTATTTACTGGAAGTACTGCTGCGAATGGTTGGGATAATTCGGGCGTTAATATGGGATTAATCGGTCTGAGTCTAGGTCTTGGTGCTGGACTCTCAGGCGCAGGGAATACCAGAGACTACGTTAATTCAATTACTAAAAATCTTATGAATGGCGATCAGGGCACTAATACCTCGGTTAATACTGTTCCTAGAAATAGCCTTAGGAGACGCGATTTCCATACTACTTTGCCTAGGACAGGCTATTATGATAGAACAGGGCAAAATATGCCAGTCGGGTACGCTCCTAGTGCGTGGACACCCGTGGACACAGATGGTCCTGGAGATTTATCAGGAGGGGGGGCTTTAACACTAGGTTATAATTATTCTGGGTGTGAATTCCAAACACCATTTTTAAACAACCAAACAAGTACCTTGCATGATGTTTGGTCAGACTGTGAAACTAGCACTTCTAGAAATCAATTCTTTGGGATTGATACTTCCAATACATTCAATTGGAGGGGTCAAGGAACTATGATTGACCGAGTGCATGCGGGGACTTGTTTAGATTTAGTAAGAAGATTTGAATGCCCCGAAATAATTAGAGTTATGCACTCTGCTATGGAAGCAGATGCCCTACGAAACGCTCAAGCGTACTTTAAAAATGTATCAGGAGCATGGCTAGGTGAGTCTGCGTCAGCAATGTACATGAATCCTATTGTGTGTTTAGCTAATAGTGGATTTAATGGAGTAAGTAGTTGGGAGCAGTACTCAGACTTCACCTTTGGCGAGGGAGTTAATAAGGTTTATAATAATTATTCCCGCTACTTCGGAAGACATGGAACAGCCCCCCACTTGGTAGACGGACCTAATGCTCATGGTGGTAAGAGTATTTTTGCTCATATCTATGGTCCTACTTTATTCAATGGTAACTTTACTTTGGATGGTTCGGCTGCTGGAACTATAGCCTCTGCGTTAAATCAAGATTTTTCAGGAGTAACTCACGATACTCTTGTTGCCGCAGGAGCAGATGGTTCCGCTTTGGAAGGGCAGGGAAACTTAGTCATAGGTAAAACAGCAGGGGGAACCAAAGGTGAGTTCAGATATCCATTCGGGTTTAGTGGTGTGGAGTATTGTTATAGGACTCAAGTTTCCAATGCTTCTAAGTATCCTGTGTTTAAAAATTACACATTAGCCCATAATTACAAGGTAAACAACCCCAGTCTTGCTCAGTCATATCTTGATCGTGGAGGAATTCTAGAGGTTTCGGGATTAACGGATAACACCCTTGTCGTTCCGAGAATCAGGTTTGATTTGAGCAGTGTTTATGGTACTGCGGATACTTCTGCAAACTTCCTACTTCCTGAGCATGAGTTTGAGTTTAACCTGAAGCTTGCCCGAGTAGATGGATTAGAAGATATGAAGA